GGTGTATCTGTATTAATTTCTTTATAGTCTAATGGGATTTTGGCTTCCGCTGGTTTTCCATCTGAGAGTTTTGTGAGATTGTTGATTGATTGTAATGCTTCCATCTGAGAATAAGGCATATTTTGTGTAAGGAAAATGCCAGTAACACCAATGACAACTATGGCTGAAGCTATAATTCCGCGTTGACGAGCTTTTTTGTTTCGGGTAAACATAAGAAGACCTCTTTTCTTTCTACTTGTTTATTATATTTTAACAAAAAAGTTATTGAGGAAATCATAGAAAACAAGTCATTAATTCCTATTTTATTTTTATAATCATTTTTCCCTATAAATTGATTTGGAAGAAAATTTTTAATATTCTTCAATACATTTAGGGGATGTCCTATTGACGATTTATCATTCTCAAATCGTTTGAATAAGATAATGCAGATGTTCTATAAACCTTTTTTGAAAAAATTACGAAAAAACCGTTGACAAGACGGTTTAACCGTAATATACTCCAATTATCAAATGAAGAAGAAGCGAGGTGAGCAAGTTGAAAAATGATAAACTGACGCTTAAATCAGTTAGAGCTTTAAGAGGATACACACAGGTTGAGGCGGCTAAATTGATTGGAATTAGCCCAGACACCCTGTCAAATTATGAATGTGGGAAGAGCTATCCAGATATCCCTATTCTCAAAAAGATTGAAGAGGTATATCAGATAAGTTACAACGACATTATTTTTTTAGTTTAAAATTACGGTCTAACCGTATAGGAAGAGCGAGAGCTGAAGAGGTTTAAGAAAGGAAAGTGAAATGGAATCACCAATTATCAAATTAAGAGCCACAGAAAAAACGCTAGAAAAAACCAAGATTGAACTAGCTCGTACAAGGGAAGAGTTACATAATGCCAAAAAGAGAATTGAAGAAATAACGGCTAATAGCAGTTCTGGATGTGTAAGAAAAAATATAACTCTTTCAGATTATGTACTAAAAGAAGCTCAAATTGTTACCGAGATACAAGAGTTGTTAGCTGATGAAATTAAGGCTCGACTATCAAAGGGTGTGTGTACAAGAGAAATTGCGCAGTTGGTCGAGCCTTTGGCCAAACTGAGGATTAAAGGCTAATAAGAGATTATATATTAAACAACTCAAAAAAATAGGAGAAAAAACATAATGGATACAAACACCACAAGACAAATTATCTGCACAGCAGTAAGAGATACCCTACATGCAATGAATACATGCAAGGATCTCGACATGATAATCGTTACACCAGATAAGGACGAAGTCCTACTGTCATACGGAGATAAGGCACTGCGCGTAGATATTCAGGATATCCCGGAAGAAGAACTACCGAGATTCTTAATCGCAAAGATTAACTATGAACAGAGAATGACGCTAAACGACTATCAGCACGAAACGCTGAGGACAGGAAAAGAAGTAGGCGTAATCGAATCTGTAATGGGAATGTGCGAAGAAATCGGGGAAGTGGTCGGCAAAATCAACAAGGCTACATTTAGAGGACATGATGCAGATGTAGGAGAACTAATTGATGAACTAGGTGATGTTCTTTGGTACTTATCCATCACCACATATAACGCAGGCGTGCCGCTAGAATCGGTTGCAAAACTCAACCTAGCAAAGTTAAAGCTAAGATACCCAGATGGATTCGACATAGAAAGATCCAAACACGAAGAGGAATAAAGATGGATAGGCAAGCAATATTAAACGATCTTAAAAAAGAATATGGTAGCTTTCCGACTATATCAGATATATCAAGATATCTAAAAATTAGCCGTGCAAGTGTAAGAGACCTAATGAATGGCGTTGAGTGCTTGCCGGACGGAAGAAGCAAGAAATATTTTGCAGGGGATGTAGCAGACAAAATCTACAAGAATAGGAGTATGTAATGAGCAATAAAGAGTTATTCAAAGCCATATTTTCGGACGAGGAAGGTAACTTCCAGATAATAAACCTAATCGGAACTATCTGCCTAGCGCTGCTATTCCCTACGCTACACATATTCCTATATGCGCTAGGGTGCAGATAAAAGCGAGGCTAAACGTGGATAAGTTTAAACCTATTGAACCTTGCATTATCAAAGTGATTAAGCTAGCGCATGAAATGGTCAATAGCGGTACGATTGCAGGAGCAAAAATAACAACATCAGATGGATATGTAAATCTTAAACGCATGAATGGCAAAGTAACTGCGCAAAGAGAGGTATGACATGGATATTGAAAGACGAAGAAAGTATTTTAAAGGAATTGTATCCGAATCAGCTATTACTAGAGAGTTCGCCTATCATGAAGAACCTAGACTAGAAGTATGCGAAGAAAATAGTGTGTTGTCAAATATAGAACCTTGGAGCGATGAAGAATTACAAACAATTACATTCGATTAGGAGACTAGCCAAATGATGGAATATTACAAAACATGTGCTTTCCCAAAGCCGCAGACCAGGAAGAAAAAGAAGAAGCAAAACGGATATAAGGATAAAGCAAGTAGATTCTGCGCGTATTGCGGAAAACCTTACGCTGAAAGACACGAGGTATTTGGTGGATCTAATCGCCAAATAAGTATAGATCTAGGCTTTCAAGTGGACGTGTGCCATGAGCACCACGAAGAGCTACATATGAACTGTAGCAAGTGGGCACAAGAAGAGAACACTAAACTAAGACGCTTTTATCAAAAGAAATACGAAGAAGAAAAGATAGACGAGGGAATGACACCGGAGCAAGCGCGTAATGACTGGATGATCCTTATAGGAAGGAATTATTTATGAGTAGATGGAAATCAACGACAACCATCCCAAGTATAAATCTAAATGTAAATCAAATCCTACATAAGGCAGACTCAATAGATGACACCTTAACATACGAATCCGAACAAAAAGGCTTCGCGTATGCAGTAAACAAGGATGAATTTTTGATACTTAGTACCTCTAGTGGATATCTCAGAATGACATATGAGGAACTTGAAACAATCAGGAAAGAAATAGCAGGAATCCTAGAGGAAGTAGATAGGAAAAGATGGTAAACGTAGGATGTGTGTGTGACAGGTGCGGGCACGAACACGGAACGCCAAATGACAACAGGTCGTTTCGCTGGTGCAGGCGAATTAAGGGGACCATCTGTGGTAAATGTTGTAGTGAATGCGAATACTGTAATGAGTGGCGCTGCACCTACGACCCAGCAGGAAGAGAAAAAATGCGAATGCTGGTATATGCAAATAAAGCTGCTGAAAGAACAATTTCTAAAAATGAAGATATTGCTAAAAAAGTAAGCATTACAACAAGAAGGATGATTGAACAAGTTAATGAAAACCTAAAAGCGGAGATAAACGCTAGAGAAGAAGAATACGACAAACTACGCGCCAGGGAAGGCGAAGAACCAGAAATGTTTTAAGGAGATAAGCATGAGTTACGAAACAAACGATGAAATAACAATGGATGCGTACATTGAAGAAAAATTAAACACAAAGTTACCTAAACTATTTTTTATCTCGCAGCCAATGGCTGGCAAAACAGATGTAGAAATAGCTGCTGAAAGAACAATGATTAAAGAAAGAATTAAGAGAGAAATTAATCCTGCAGCTACCTTTATAGATTCGATGCTAGATAAAAACAAGGTTGAAAAAGAAATCAAAAATAAGAACGTGAAATCGGAATCACTATACTATCTGGCGGAATCATTAAAACTACTATCTACTGCAGATATGGCAGTATTCGCACATGATTGGCTAGAAGCCAGAGGCTGCCGAATTGAAGAAACGGCAGCTAGACAGTATGGAATTGACGTGCACTACATATAGGAGAAGCAATGAATATAAACTACTGTGAGCTTTGCGGTTGCGGTACCGCAAGAGAGAAGCGAGAAATACTTACACTAGAAAATTCAGACGGAAAGCAAGAAGTACACGTTTTATGCAAGGCGTGCGCTGACGCACTAAAGAGACAGTTAATAAGGAATAGCAAATGGACTACAAAATCATAGAAGAGCTAGCCACGCTATCGACAGATAGTAAGGGCAGAAAAAAGAAACTTGTAAAAATATCCTGGTACGGAAAAGAACCAGGGTATGAAATAAGGACTTTTGACAAAGATGGAACACCGCTCAAAAGGGCAATGCTAACAGAAGATGAATATCAGGAGTTAGCAAAATTCATGATAGGAAACTACTAATGAAGGTAGATATTTTTGATACAGACAAAAAATACGACGTGATTTACGCAGATCCGCCCTGGGAATACAAGCAGAGTGGGGGGGGGTGAAACCGCGAGGCATGGCAAAGCAGCACTATAATACGATGCCGACGAAAGAAATATGCAGCCTGCCCATAAGGAATATATGCACAGATAAAACAGTGTGCTTCTTGTGGGCAACATTCCCGAACATAAGTGAGGCAATTAAGGTTTTAGAGGCGTGGGGATTCACCTACAAAACAGCTGCTTTTGTCTGGATAAAGAAGAATAAAATATCTGACACTTTATTTTGGGGTATGGGAGCATACACAAGG